ATGAGCGCCAGCGACGTAGAGCGGAAACGGACAGCGCGCCGTCCGGGACCGGCGCCCTCAATGATCCCCGCGGCGTGGCGACAACCCATCGCCGACTACTGCCTGCACCTGGCCGCCGCCGGCCAAAGCACCCGCACGGTCGACGCACGTCGGCGCGCGTTGGCCCGCATCGCCCGCAGCGTGGACCGGCCGCCCGCTGAGGTGACTGGCGGGCAGCTTGTCGAATGGTTCGGCCGGCAGCAATGGAAACCCGAGACGCGGCGCTTTTACCGGGCGGCCGCACGCGAGTTCTTCCGGTGGGCGCACCGCGCCGGCCGAGTGCCGGCCTGCATCGCCGACGACCTACCGGCAGTGCGGATACCGCCTGCAGTGCCGCGGCCGGTGCCCGACGACGCGTGGCGGCAAGCCATGTCGACGGCTGATGCGCGGGTGGGCCTGATGATGCGGCTGGCCGCCGAGGCCGGGCTGCGCCGGGCCGAAGTGGCCCAGGTCCATACCCGCGACGTCGTCGAGGGCTGCGGCGGACCGCAGCTGGTCGTGCACGGCAAGGGCGGCAAAACGCGCGTCGTGCCGATCACCGACGAGCTGGCAACCGCTCTGCGCGCCGGCCCCGCCGGCCACACGCCCTATCTGCCAGCCGCCGGCTGGCTGTTCCCGGCGTGGCCGACCGGCAGTCACCTCACGGCCGAGCATGTCGGGAAGCTGGTCGCCGCGGCGTTGCCCGCCGGCTGGTCGATGCACAAGCTGCGCCACCGCTTCGCCACCCGGGCCTACCGCGGCAGCCGCAACCTGCGCGCCGTCCAAGTGCTACTCGGCCACACCTCGGTAGCGACCACCGAGCGTTACACCGCGGTAGACGACGACGAACTACGCGCGGCGGCCAAGTCGGCTGCAGGATGACGCGCGACATCGACAATGAGGCGACGTCTGAAATACCGTCGTCCCAGTGAGCACTGGTGATACACCCGACCTGACGTCGTCCGAGCTAACCACCTTCACCCTCAGGGAGGACTCGGTCGAGCTTCGGGTGCTCATCGCTGACACGGCGTTCAAATTCTTTTCCCTAATTCATGACCCCGAGATCGCACAAGTAATTGGCAAGACGATGCCGGCAGCCGGCGTTATCGATCTATGGTGCGTCGCGGACTTCGTTCACTTTCTCCAGGAAAACGACATAAAAGTGAACGTCGCTGAATTAACCCGAATCCTAAGCGCGATGGAACGCGCCGGCCTCCTATTGCCCGCCGGGTGGCATCAGCCGCTGCCACTGTTAGGCCAGCAATACATTGCTCAGGGTTTACGGTCGCCGCAGTCCGCGGGGCGCCTATGGCTGGCTTCAGTTCTTGGAGCGGAACTCATCATCCCGAGCTACAACCTCGTCACGGTGCTCCTTGCCGGACTGCGCCCCGATGGCACGCCTAGCGAACATTGGGGAACAGGTCTTGTTGTCGACGGAAGCCACATCATCACAAACAAGCACGTCGTCGAAGGGATCCAGGCCGAGGGGGCCGAGATTGACGTGCACCCCTCGTGTTCCGCCCACCACACCGCACGAGTCAGTCACCCTTGCAAGGTAAGCGGCCATAAAACGCTCGACGTTGCTGTCATCGAAGTGCCCCCGCTAGACGGCAAACCGCCACTGCCGCAATTGCCTGGGATAGTGTTTCGCGATCCCCGCTGGGCCGACGAGGTCTTCGTATTCGGATACCCACGTGTACCAATGACTTCCGAGATGGCAATCGGTGTCCAACGTGGCGAAGTCGTGAGCATGCCCCGATCGAACGAATACGTAGTGCAGCGTGGAGAAGTCGTCAACCCGACAACCCAGACGACCGACCGTCAGAACATTTTCCTATTCTCGGCGATGACGCGGCCTGGCAATAGCGGTGGACCTATCGTTGCGGCCGACGGTCGGGTAATTGGACTCGTCGTTGAAGATTCGGCCGATGCGGAGGCGAGTGACTCCGGACCGGCCAGTCCGCCTTTCTACCGCGGCATTCCCGCGGGCGACGTGATCCGCGCACTCGAAGAAATGGATTATGGTGGCGTAATTAAGACCGAGCGGCCGCCGAAAGAGCTAAAGATTGATCTTGAGCAAGTCGGTGGTGACGCTGCATCTGCGTAGCGCGCCAGCCTTTCACGTGTAGGTACGAGACGGCCGAGGTTGTCGCCTCAGATCGATCTCACGACCACGCGACAACGAGGCCGGTGACAGGCCATCGCAGCGGCAGCTCGCGTAGGACAAACATCAGGTCCACGGAGCCGAGGAAGCGGTCTGGGTAGTACACCCGAGGTGTGCAATCAGGGTCGACGTCGAACGTCGGGATGCGGCAGAGCCATTCGTCGACGAACACGGCCAGGACGGTACGGACGAAGTGAGCTGCTGGGCAGCGCCGCGGGCCGACGCCGAACGCGTATTGGCGGTGCCGGCCGTCCATGCGCAGCTCATCGGTCGAAAACTCGTCGGAGCCGTCCCGGTTGAGCAGGGCCATCCATAGGTGCAGGGTTGAGCCCACCGGAATGTTCACACCCGCCACAGTGAGGGGCGCCACCGTACGAGCACCGGCCATCGCCGAGCCTTCCAGGCGCAGCATTTCGTTGACGAAAACCGGCTGATCCTTGGGGTTACCGCGCAGCCGGTCCCGCAGTTCGGGGCGACGCGCAAGCTCAAGCAGTGCATGCCCTAGCGGCGTTGCGATGAAAATGGTTGCAGGGCAGACGAACTGGGACGTCAGCCAGTCGATTTCCTGGTCGGGAAGTTCCGGCGCCTCGACGAGCATCCGTGAAATGATGTCGCCGCCGGGATTCTCGCGCCGCGCAGCGATCACGCCCTCCGCCATGTCCAAGCAATGGAGGGACCCGGCCCCGTCGTGTGTTTCGACCAGCTCGACGTAGGCATCGTCGGGGTCCAGGTCGCAGATGCCCTGCAGCACCGAGGAAACGAACGGCAGGGCCACGTCGGCGATGCCGTCGCAGCCTTGCCCGCCGGCTACATGTTCGATCACTTCTCGGGCGCTTTCACGGATTACCACGGTCATCACCGACGTGGCAGCGCGGTCAAACAGCTTCACGAACAGGTCGTGTTGTCGCTTGTCGAGAGGCAACCCGGTCACCGGCGAGGTCCGCGCCGAAACGGTCAACTCGGGGTTGCGCAACACCGCCAGAATGTCCTCGCGGCGAGTCAAGACATAGGTTCCCTCCCACGGCGTAAACACGGGCCCCTGGGCGCTCAGCAGCCGAAACCCCCGCCCCCTGTCGAGCGCCATCACGTCGACGAAGTCATCACTCATCAGTTCATCACCGATAACGTGAGCCATCGGGCTTGTACTTGCCGTAGACCAACTCCGCGAAGTTAGGGACAACGACCCGAACCGTGTTGAAGGTGACCTTCGTGGCAATGGGCCGCGACGGTTTCATCCACGTCCGAGTCCGCAAATCCGGCGCAGGGAAAGAATCCGGTGCGGGCATCTCAATTCCCCTTTCCCGTCTGGCCGCCCAGCGCGACGGCGCAGGCAATGACTTGGTCGGCCAACGCGGCCCGCTGGGCCGGTGTGGCGGTGTAGATACGGGCGGCCAGACCGAGCAGTTCGGCCGCCGGCTCAGCGCCGCAGCCGACAGGCGGCGGCCCGGCGGGCAGCCTGAACACCCCGCCGAGCACCTCGCGCACCAGCTGGCCTGCGTCGTCGATGGTGTCGGCGTACTCGAGCTTGGCATCACGCAGAACGCGTTGCGCCACGAGTGTTCTCACGTATTCGCCTAGCGGTGTGGAGGCCCACATTCCGCGGATACGCAAGTTGTTTTTGCGGTCGACGAACGGTACGCCCTCGCCGATGGCATGGCGGGTGCCGTGCTGTATCACGGTGATCGGCACCCGCGTGAACGGTTGCCGCCACTGGCTCGGCGTGAGCACCACGCCGCCGCGTTCGCGGTGGCCGCCGCTGATGACGATGTCGAACGCGGCTTCACCGCGCACCGGGTAACACATGCCCCGGCGCGTCGAGCTCGCCGGCGCGGTCACTCGTCGACGGGATTGCTGTCGCCGGCCGCTGGGACCGGCCTGCCGAACTCGTCGACTACCACGCCGGCGTCCGACGTCACCTGAGGTATCCAGCCCGCTTTGCGCTTGCGGCCGCCCACCTCGTCGACCCATCCCGAGGCCAGCCACAGCTCCCCGATGTGGTCGGGCACCTCGGCGGTCTTGCCGGGTCGGTGGATCGCGCCGTCGTAGCAGACCTGAAACGGTTGCAGCACCTTGACTTTCATCGGTCGGCCCCCTAGCTGGTCGGCAGGCCTGTGATGGACAGCAGCGCCGCCGGCCGCTCGACGGCCAGCGCCAGGCGCTCCTCGCCGACGAACCGCACCAGGTTGTGGGTGAAGTCGTCGTTGGCGCTGCCGGTGCGCAGCGACAGGCCCTCGCGCAGCAGGACGCGGCCGAACTTGCTGCTGTCGATCAGCAGCCCGGTGCCGGCGGCCTGCACCGTGGTGACGAGCACTTCGACACCCCACAGACTCGATGCTGCGCCCTGGGTGGGGTCAGGCGCCACCAGATAGCGGTTCTGGCTGTCCTTCTCGCGGCGCATCGCCGACCAGGTCAGCGGGTTGAGCACCAGTAGGTCCGGCTCGGCCAGCGCCGCCCCGGTCCGCAGCGCGGCGATGCTCATCTCCACGGCGTCCAACGAGGTGACGCCAGTCGCGTCGGCGCTGTGATCGTGCGTCAGGATTCCCGAGGTGTGCAGCAGCCCGGTCAGGTGCCCCGTCGTGCCGGCGCCGCCCAGCAGTTCGGCGTTCTCGACGTCGATGATCTGCCGGAACAGCTCGGCCTGCACATAGCCGGTCCACGAGTCCCAATCCGATATCGCCTCGTAGGTGGTCGCGGTGTGCGCGGCGATCTTCTGGGCCGTCGCGGTCATCTGCTGCGTGTTGAGCACCAGCTCGGGCTTGAGCCCACCCTCGGCGACCACGGCCGCGGCGCCGGTCGTGCTGTTGTGCCTGATGTACTCGACGGCCGGCGCGGTGACTGCCTGCACCGGCAGCCGGTCCAGCAGCCGGTTCTCGTGCACCGGCCCCAGGACGTTGGACGCTAGCTGCGCCGGCAGCAGCGAAGTCGGCGAGGAAAACGCCTTCACTTGCAGCGACTGCCGCGACATCACGGCGCCGTGCAACGCTTGCAGCGACTCCTCGTCCAGGCCCAGAGGCGCCGCCTGGCGCCCAGTGACGTGCTTGGCCGTGACCAGCCCCTCTGCTGCCGCGTAGCCGGCGTTGCGCCACTGCCGAGCCTGCTGGCCGCGGGCCGCTTGACTGGCGCGCGCCTCGGCGTCGTCCATGAACGCCGAGAACTCGTCGCCGGTGATCTGGCCGGCCCGGTACGCGGCGGCCTTGGCCTTGACTTCCTCTGCGAGATTCATCGCAAAATGCCTCCGAAATATGATGCGCAGCAACGTGTTCCGCGCAGCGTCAAATAGGAATGCCCTAGACGGGCGATTTCGGCGGCGGCGACGTCGCTGAGCGGCGGCGGATTCACGGCGGCGGCCGGTTGGCGGCGGTCGATCCTCGGCGGCGGGACAGTTCGGTGGCGGTCTCCTCGCCGCGGATAACCCGGCCGATTGCTCGGCCGGGAATCACCGCGGCTGCTCCGAGAATGACACGGATGCGATTCAGGGTGCAACTACCCTCGGCGGCGCGTGTTCGCCGCCGAGGGCCGCACTCAGCCCGATTCCGACCCGTCGCAGAGATGGTCCGCCGAGGCGATTGCGACGGCAGCGTCCAGCTGCGCCTCCACCAACTCCGCACGCGCAATCAGCCACCCGCGGCCGCCATCGTCGACAGACAACAGTCCCACCGTCGCCACAGCCAGCCGGTACAGCGCGACCTCCTCGACCGTGTCGGCGTTTCCGCAAATGCCGGCCACCCGGTGAGCCATCGCCAACTCGTCGGGGCCGATACGATCCTCGGCGCGCATCCTCGACACGAACTCGTCGCACAATCGGCGATCCTCGACCCTCACCGCACACCGCGAATCTGGCGAATTGCCACCTGGGCTTTTGTTGAATTCGGTGCGAAATATTTCATGTTTGACCTGCCTTTATCTCGATTCCAGCGGAATAGCAAAAAACTCCGAATTTTGCCGACACGTGTGGGGCCTTAACAAGGCGGTCGGCACACACCGCTCGCCAAGATTCGGCCCTCCCCCGTCCCAAGCGGTTGGCGTGGCAGGCTCCAGGCATGGCATTCACAGTCAGATACCAAGATCACGTCACGCCGGCGAAGGACGAATTTGGAGACCAGGCGACCTACCAGTTCTTGGAAGGTGGCGTCCTCAAAGTCGTTCCGCCCGAACAGAACGCCCAGGTCGGGTACTACCCGCCGACGGTTTGGAAGAGCGTCGTTGCCGATAAAAATCACCCGCCGCGGGTTAGCGGAACGGTCAATCCCGCGATCTACTAGGCCGGCCTGGTGGGGTGTCGAGTTGGCGAGCGTAGGCGAGTTGGTCATCGGTGAGTTCTCCCTCGACTGCGGGGTGGTGGCTATAGCCGTCGCAATGGCAGATGCGGATAACTCGCCCCGGTTTACCGTCGCTGTTAAGGACGATTCCACGGTCACGGCAGCGGTTGCACCGGTAGCGCGGCGCCACGCGTTGGGGTCGGTCGGCTTCGTCGGCCATATCGTCGGCTAGGCGGCGGCCTGCCTCGAGTGTTGCGAGAGCTTTGGCTGTGGCCTTGCCGATCAGCGGCGGGTGCAGCGCGTCCCAGGCCGCGCCGTATCGCTTCTGCCAGCGTGTGTAGTTGTGTCGAGCGTCCCCGCATGCCCCGCACGGTTGGGTGGTTCCCTCGGGCATGTGCTTGGAGCAGTAGCGGGCGGGCTCGGGTGGAACGCTGGTTTGCTCGAGCGCCTGTGTGGGTCGGTCGACGAGCTCGCCGTGGAGGGTGGGCGCTTCTCCCCCTTCTCTTGTTACTTCTCCAAGTTCTCTATAGGTAGTACATCTGTCGGATTCGGCAGGGGGGTGTGTCGAATTCGGCAGACCCTCGTACGAATTCGGCAAATGGTTTGTCGGATTCGTATTATCGCTGGTCGCCGGTGTGCCGGAATCGTATTTTGGCTGCTCAGCAGCTATCCGGTAAGACCGGCGGGGATCGTCGCGCGGTTCGTGGTGTGCGACCTCGACGGTGTTTGCTAGCCGCTCCAACGCTCGACGGACTGCGCTGCCACTCAACCCGACTTCGGAGCCGAATTCAGCGTAGGAGACCCGCCACCATCGCATGCCCGCGACCACCACGCGCCCTGGCCCGTCCGACTCACAGCGGTACCGAATGTGCGCCAGCACGACCGCCGGCGCCGCGCCGTAACGCTCGACCTCGTCGGGCATGACTCGGACGAACGGCGGCCTCACGTCGCGGCCTTGGCGGTGTGTAGCCCGCACGCCTGGCCGGGTTCCTTGACGCGCTGGCGGCACGGTTGGCCGGCTGAGGTGGGTCGGCCGCAGCGCAGGCTGTCGCCCCAGATGCGTTCACGCACCGACGCTGGCAGCCGGCCGAGCCGCTCATGCAGCTGCGATGGGTTGCCGCACTGCGCGTGCTCCTCGACGAGTGCGGTCCTGCTCACCAGCCAGAGCACCTCGTCCCCCGCGCCGGTCACGCAGACTGCGGCCAGGTAGTCGGGTGCGCCGACATCGCACAGGCAAACCGCTCGCTCGTAGTCGATCAGGCTGCCAGCCCGGTCGTTCACGCAGCGCCACCCCCGCGCAGAATCGCTGCGATGCGGTCACGCTGCTCCGCGGTCAGCGGCGGCGCCTGGGCGACGACTTCGGCGACGTGGTCGGCGAGTCTCTGCGCGCGCAGGTTGCGGCGGGCCTCAACGATTTCGGGGTCCTGGGGGTCGCGTCCCCCGCGCGACAGGTACGCCAGTTTGGCGCGTTGATGGGCAGCGGCTTTTGACATCGCCATGACAGGTGCCTCCGAGCAGCATTCCAGTGCCCCCGCTGGGAGGCTTGGAACGCCGTCTCGTGCTGCCCGGCGCTATTGGCTTTAGAGAATAGTGATTAGTCCCGACAAGCTGATTTCTGACACGCCAGCTCGTGCGAGTTGGTCGAGTGCCGACTGCAACCGGCGCATCCGCGCAGAGCCCTCGCTGATCGGCACCGATAGGTCGCAGCGGCCGCAGCGGAGCGGGTACCTCACTCGCTCGTCGGGCTCGTTACCGTCGGCCAGGAAAACCGCCGGCAGCCGGCGGTTACCAATGAGTGTGTGCTGCTGGCCGCCACGCGTGAGATGTGCGTCGATGCGCCATTCTGCGTGGCCCTCGTGTCGCTCGAATGTGCCTACACGCCAACGCTTCTCGGAGTGAGATGACTCTTTGCAGTACACCTCGATGCGGTCGACAGCTGTCATGCTCCGACCTTCCAACGGATTTCGACGCTCTCGGGCCGAAAGTTGCGGACTCCGGCACCGACGAGGTGCAGCGCCGGGGTCATCAGGGCGGCGATGATGGCGCGGCGCTGGGCGGTCGACAGGGTTGCCCAGGTGCCGCGAACGTCGGCGGCGGCGACGATGGCCAATGGGGAGGTTGTGCCGGCGGCGGCGATGCGGGCCTCGAGTTCGCCGAGACGCTCGAGCACGCGGGTGTTGGCGGCGCGGAACTGTTCGCGGGTCATGGCGCCGTCGGCGTAGTCGAGGGCGAGGTCGTCGCGGCGGCGGCGCAGCGTGTCGGCCTCAGCCATCAGCTCGGATGCGTCGGGCAGTTCGGCGGCCCACAGCTCGGCGGCGTCGGGCTGGGTCAGCCGTGCCAGCACCACCTCGGTCACGTATTCGTCTACGGGCTCGGACATGCGTCCGACGTGCCTGCCGCTGCGGCAGCGGTACATCGGCTTGTGGTGCGATGCGCCGCCGCGGTGCACGGTCTCCGCGCACACTCCGCAGACGGCCAGGCCGGTCAGCAGTCCTTTGCCGCCGATTGGTGCGCGCCGGCGCGCTGGGTCGCTCAGCTTGCGCACGGCCGCGCGCCAGGTGGTCTCGTCGACGATGCCCGGCCATTCAGCGGTGCCGGTGATGCCGAGCTCAGGGTTCACGCGGACTTTCCAGCGGTCCTCGGTCGGCCGGTAGCGGCGCAGACCGGCATTGCGTGGATTGGTGAGCACGTCTTTGACCGCGCCGCGCCGCCACTCGTGGCCTTGGCCGGTGACGGCGCCGGCCGCATTCCAGCGGCGCGCGATCTCAGAAATTGACTCGCCGGCGAGTAGGTCGGCGTAGCCCTGCTTGATGAGCGCGGCCTCGTCCTCGCGGACAGTGACGCCGTCAGCCTCGTAGCCAAACGCGCGGCGGCCGCCCACCCAGCGGCCCTGCTGCGCGGCCTGCACGGCCGCTGAGCGCTGCCGGGCGCCTTTGCGTTCGACTTCGCCCTGGGCGACGGATGACAGGATGCGCGCGACCAAGCGGCCGCCGTCGCTTGAGGTGTCGACACCGTCGGCGGCGGTCACTACGGCGGTGTTGGTGGCCTGGCATCGCTCAAGCACATTCTCGAGCTCGGCCAGCCGGCGCAGTAGCCGGTCGATGTGTCGAGCCACGATCACGTCGAATTCGCCGGCGTCGACGCGGGCCATCATCCGGTCAAATTGCGGGCGCGATTTACGGCTGAGCGCGGATACGTCGTTGTCGACAAATTCCCCGGCGACGGTCCAGCCGCGTGCCGTGATGAGCTGGCGCACCTCGTCGCGTTGGCGGTCGATGCCGAGCCCGTCGCCGGTTCGGTCTTGGGACTGACGCAGGTAGATCGCTGCACGCAT